TCCTCTGGTGAAGAACAAGACCGAGGGTGCTTTTCTTGTCGTTCAGAAGGACAGGTTCAAACTCTGCTTGGATCGTTACGACTTCACAGAAGAGATTGCCAAGAAGGAAGAAGAGATTGAGAGAGTCAAGAAGCTGGTTGCTGGGTCAATCCCAGAGGATCGTATTCCACCTGTCCCTCAATCTAAGACTTCTGAGAACACGGTGCTCTCTACTACTTGTGGATACTGCGACTTTAGGAAGGTATGTTGGCCAGAAGCCAGAACTTTTCTATATTCTACCGGACCGGTATTCATGGTTGATGTCGTTAATGAACCCCGAGTGACGGAGTTGATTGAGTGACAAAGACAGCCACAGCTAAGGCGAAGGGTAGACTAGGGCAGCAAGAGATCAGGGATAAAATCCTAGAAACCTTTCCTGACCTAGAGCCTGACGATGTGAAGTCAACAACAATGGGTGATGGGGGTGAGGACATACAGCTTTCCCCCGCTGCCCGCAAGAAGATGCCAATCAGTATCGAAGTGAAGAGGCGCAAGTCTGGCATGAAGATGCAGTATGATTGGTTGGCACAGGCTAAACGACATGGTAAGGGTGAGCCAATCTTATTCTTTAGAGCAGATCGTTCTGAATGGATTGTAATGGTTGGCTTGGAACACTACATGGAACTCCTAAAGAAGTGGAAGCAAGATGTTTAAGTGGCTACGAAAGAAGTTCTCAAAAGAAGAAGAAAAGCCTGACCAAACACTACTCTGGGGTGTCGTAGAGGGACCATTCTCTGCAAAAGAAATCCCAGACTGCGGGTTCCCGCCTGAATCGACGATGCTGATTCTGAAAGTTTCCCGTGGTGAAGATGTGTTTGATGCAGAGTTCTGGTTTGATGATCTCGACGAGGCGTATGTCTTGGTGAAGCACTTCCAGACCAACCTGTACCCAATCGTTCTCAACAACAAGGAGCCTTAATATGACTACTAAAACAGTCGTAGTATTCTCGTGTGCACATGCCGACCCTGCAACAAGCAGCCTGCGGTTCAAAGCACTAGGAAATTTCCTCTATGATCTCAAGCCAGACATGGTGTTTGATTTGGGTGATGGAGCAGACATGAGGTCTCTCAACAGCTATGATGAAAGATACCCTAAAGCACTGGCTACACAGAGCTATGAGAAGGACATTGAGTCCTACAACACAGCCCAAGAACTCCTCCGACATCCGTTCAGACATCACCGGAAGAAGCGACCTTTTTGGGTGGGATTCGAAGGAAACCACGAGAACCGAATTAAAAAGTACCTCGCCCTTAACCCAAGGAATGAGGGAGAAAAGTACGGGGTTTCCTTTAGCCATCTTCAAACAGACCACTACTTCGACGAATACCACGAGTATGAAAACAGTGGACCAGCCATCGCCCTCTACGACAAGGTGGCCTACGCGCACTACTTCACTTCTGGTAATTCTTCTACTGCTACTAGTGGCATCCATCACGCTTATACGATGGTGAATAACCTTGGCTGTTCTGCCACCTGTGGGCACTCTCACAAGCGTGACATGTACTTCAAGGATGGTGGGCTACCTCATGGCAACATTGGCCTCGTGGTGGGCTGCTATAAGGGCGCAGAGGAGCACTGGGCTGGGCAAGCAAACCGTCAGTGGTGGCACGGTGTTGTGGTGAAGCGTGAGTTGGAGAATGGCATGTACGAGCCTGAGTTTGTTTCCCTCAACCAGATCATGCGAGAGTATGCTGAATGAACTACGAAGTGACAATCCTTGTTGAAGTCCATCCCGAAGCAGCCTTTGCTGGTACCGACGACGAGATGGAGAATGTCTACAGCTTGATTGAATCAGCAGTGTTTGATATTGATGATCTGACGCTGCACACACTGGATGTAATGGAGGCAGGAAATGGCTAAGTGGAAAGACACAGGACTAGACTACTTTGAACAAGAGAGGCACTACACCCCTTCCGCTATGGTGAGGGAGTTCTCTAAAGTTCTGGATCAAAAACCTGACGTGGCCCTGTACCAGAGGTTGATCTGTGAGGAGTACGAGGAGTGGTGTAAAGAAGCGCCACACACCGTAAAGGACTTGAAGGAGCTTGCAGACCTTGTGTATGTGATCTACGGCTATGCCCATGCCGCTGGGTACAATCTGGACGAGGCTGTGGAGCGTGTACATGACAACAATCTCGGTCGTTGTGTGCAACCTGATGGGACCGTCAAGCGAAGGGAGGATGGGAAGATTATAAAGAACCCTGACTACCCTGCGGTCTACTTGAAGGATTTGATCTGATGGCAAGCTTCATCTACCTCTTGACAATTCTCTTCATCTCCTTCTTGACAAATCTCTTCCTCGGACTAAAACTACTCGGTTCGATCACATGGTCTTGGTGGTGGGTTCTCAGCCCTCTCTGGATTGGTATCCCTAGTCTTATCCTTGTTACCTTCTTGGCAGCACTCGTTGCGAGTACCATAAAATGACAGTGCGAGAGCTTATAGACAAGCTGCAGAAAGTGCAGGACAAGGAGGTTCCAGTTGTATTGGTTGACTGGTCCATCCAGAACCCACTGACAGCCAAGCATGACCTCAGCACAAACCGTATCGTGGTGCAAGCACATCGCGTTGCAATCATAATGAGCTAGATCGTGATCGAACTGGCCTCAAAAAGAAAGTGAAAAAATGAGTAACCACCTGCCTACTGACTATCAGTCCTTCATTCACACATCACGCTATGCTCGTTGGCTCGAAGAGTATAAGCGGCGTGAGGGTTGGGGTGAGACTGTCTCTCGCTACATGACCAATGTAGTTGTACCTAAGACCCGTGACGAGATCATCCTTGATGAAATCGAAGAGGCTATTCTTGGTCTTGAGATTATGCCTTCGATGCGGGCTGTGATGACTGCTGGCCCTGCCTTGGAGCGTGACAACACGGCTGGCTACAACTGTTCCTACCTGCCTGTGGACGACCCCAAATCCTTTGACGAGGCTATGTTCATCCTTCTGTGTGGCACTGGTGTTGGCTTCTCTGTTGAGCGTCAATACATCAGCAAGCTGCCAGAGGTTCCTGAGCAAATGTTTGCTTCGGAAGATGTGATCGTTGTCCACGACAGCAAAGAGGGTTGGGCTAAGGCTCTGCGTAAGCTGATTGCTATGCTCTATGCAGGGGAAATTCCTAAGTGGGACGTGTCTAAGGTTCGTCCTGCTGGTGCTAAACTCAAGACCTTTGGTGGTCGTGCATCTGGTCCTGCCCCTCTGGTAGAATTGTTCCAGTACACGATTGAGAAATTCAAGGGTGCTGCTGGGCGTAAGCTGTCTTCGATTGAGTGCCACGACATCATGTGTAAGATTGGTGAAGTTGTTGTGGTAGGCGGTGTTCGTCGCTCTGCAATGATCTCTCTGTCGAACCTGTCTGATGATCGTATGCGCCACGCTAAGTCAGGTATGTGGTGGGAAGGTAATGCTCAACGTGCTTTGGCTAACAACTCTGTGGCCTACACTGAGAAGCCTGACATGGAAACCTTCATGCGTGAATGGCTGTCGTTGGTGGAAAGCAAGTCTGGTGAGCGTGGTATCTTCTCTCGTCAGGCATCTAAGAAACAAGCTGCAAAGAATGGTCGTCGTGATGCTAACCAAGATTTTGGCACTAATCCATGCTCTGAGATTATCCTTCGTCCGTATCAGTTCTGTAACCTCACAGAAGTCGTGGTCAGAGCTACGGACACACTTGAGGACTTGGAGCGGAAAGTAAAGCTGGCTACGATCCTTGGTACTATTCAATCGACGTACACTCACTTCCCCTATCTGCGTAAGATTTGGCAGAAGAACACTGAGGAAGAGCGTCTGTTGGGTGTGTCGTTGACTGGCATCATGGACAACAAACTCCTCGGGGCTTCTAACGCAGGTCTCGACAAAACCCTCAAGAGGCTCAAGGATGTCGCTGTTGCTACTAATGCTGAGTGGGCTAATCGTCTTGGTATTCCTGCTAGTGCGGCCATTACTTGTGTCAAACCAAGCGGAACTGTTAGCCAGCTTGTGGATTCCGCTTCTGGTATTCATGCTCGTCACAGCCAGTATTATATCCGCACCGTAAGGGGAGATAACAAAGACCCTCTGACGCAGTTTATGAAGGATCAGGGTATTCCTAGTGAGCCTTGTGTGATTAAGCCTGAGACTACTACAGTCTTTAGCTTCCCACAGAAGTCTCCCGAAGGTGCTATCACCCGTAACGACATGACGGCTATCGAACAGCTTGAGTTGTGGTTGGTCTATCAGCGTCACTGGTGTGAGCATAAGCCTTCTATCACGGTGACTGTTCGTGACAATGAATGGATGGAAGTTGGTGCTTGGGTCTATAAGTACTTCGATGAAGTATCTGGTGTGTCTTTCTTGCCGCACTCTGACCACAGCTACCAACAGGCACCCTATCAGGAGATTAATCAACGGGAGTATGAAGAGTTGCTTGCTGTCATGCCACCGAAGATTGATTGGACTAAGCTGAGCGACTACGAGAAAGAAGACACTTCCAAAGGGACTCAAACCTTTGCCTGTGTTGGTTCTTGTGAGATCGTTGACCTGACTTAAGAGCTTGCTACATCCTGAGCATGATGATAAACTGCTCACAACAAACCCTTGTGGAGCACACAGTGACCGTTGAAATAGCTATCCTAGCTGGACTCACAGCGAACGTCTTACTCTCTTGGTTGATTAAAAGGGACTTAGATGAAATAGAACAGGTCGTGGTGCAGATGCTCCTTGATCTGGGTAAACAAGGTATCTTAAACGTGGAGGTTGATGATGACTCTGGAGAAGCCTAAGGGCAAACGGGTATCACGCTACAAGAACGCTGAACAAGAAGGCGCAATGCGTACTGTTGCCATTAAGCCACTCAACGACAATCAAGCACTCTACCTCAAACATCTGGATGGCTCAGATCAAGTGATTGTCTGCGGGTTCTCTGGTACAGGTAAAACCTTTGTTGCAGCCACCTATGCAGCCAACATGTATGCCAACAGAGAGATCACCAAGATCATTCTGACCCGCCCCAACGTCTCTGTAGGTAAGGACTTGGGTTACTTCCCCGGCACACTCGAAGAGAAGTTTGCTCCTTGGGCTGCGCCTGTGCTTGATGTTCTCAATGAACAGTTGGGCAAGGGTACGGTAGAGACTGGGATCAAGAACGGCAACATCGAAATGGCACCCCTATCTACTATGCGGGGACGGTCGTTCAAGAATGCTTTCATTATCTTAGACGAGGCACAAAACACTTCCATCGCTGAGGTCAAAATGTTCTTGACTCGGATCGGAAAAGATTGTAAAGTTGTAATCAACGGTGACATAAAGCAGTCAGATATTGGTGGTAAGTCGGGCCTAGCAGCGATTATCCATCTTGTTAAGAAGCACAACCTGCCTGTGCCTATCGTTGAGTTCGGAGTGGATGACATTGTTCGCAGTGACATCTGTAAGCAGTGGATCGTGGCATTCGAGGAAGAGAAGCTATGACAGACAGTCAGACGACGACAGACATGGTGAATAGCCCTGCACACTACGGCCAAGGGAAGATTGAGTGTATCGAATACATTGAAGACTTCCTAAGCCCAGACGAGTACATAGGTTACCTGCGTGGGAACATTGCTAAGTACAATCATCGCTGGCGTTACAAGAATGGTCTAGAAGACTTGCGTAAGGCAGAATGGTATCACAAACGGCTCCTAGCTTTCATGGAGAAGCAAGTATGACTGAGGGTTTACTGCTCTTAGCACTGGTAGTATTTATAATCTGGGCGCTCAATGGAGACGACTGATGAACGCATTTGAACAAGGATACAAAGATTTTGGCAAAGGGCAGACCACAAACCCGTACCACAAGGACACAACAAAGTACAGAGATTGGGAGTTTGGATTCAACAAAGCCTATTCTCGAAACTTGGAGTGGGTCAGAGACAATGAACATCGAAGAAGAGGCCAAGGAGTTCAGAGCAAAGAAGAGGCATAGTGTCCCTCCTAAGCCCATGACTTCCAAAATCTACTTGATGGGAATGGCCATGAATGCACTCCTCTCAAGGTCTACTGGCCTCGTAAGAAGGGAAGAGATCAAGAGGGAAGCCGAAGAGTGGGCTGACTATATGCTTGAAGATTGAACTTAATGAATGACTTAGGGGGCCTCGCGGCCCCCTTTATCTTTTTGTCTATTCAATGCGTTCCTTTGGGAAACCTACAAACCCTGTGCTCATCTTCTTAGACCAAGTCATAATCTCTTGTCTTCGAAGAAGCTCTTCAAGGATACTATCAGAATCTCCAAGGTAGTCTGCAGCATTGGCAAAGTTACCCTGAGTGAAAGTACTCACAGCAGTGTCATAAACACCTTTGTCGCCAGAGTCCGTGATAGCCTGTCTTTCAGAGATAACGTACAGGTTACGGATGTAGCCTGCAGCTACTTTGGGTCTCTCTTGCAAGAGGTTCTCAAACCCAGCGGATGCTTGTTCTTTAGCGGCAGTGATCTCACTCTTGATGAACTCTTCCAACAAGAACCGTTTAATGTTGTTGTCTTCGATCTCATCATAGGTCTGATCTGCAAACCTACCACCATGCTTGACTTGCTCTTTCCAAGCGAAGAACTTCTGAGGTAGGTTCTTCCCCAACATTTCTCTGACAAAAACATCTACCGCAGGGTTCTCAACAGTCTTACTGCCATAGAGTTCAAACTCTTTCAGCCCCATACGGCTGATCTCTTTCTGCAGTTCGTTAGGCTTTCTCGAAGACTGCATACCAAGTTGTTTGGAGAGCGGATCAAGAGCACCGATAGGAGTAGAGCTAAAGGGGCTGTAGTACGGGATAGAAGTCTTGCCGTTGTAACTCTGAGCATACTGAACAAAGTCTACCTCGGGCAAGAAGCGTGTGGCCCTACGGAGCATTTCATCCAGATAATTACCTTCACCAAAAATCTCAGGCTCTTCGAGGCTACCACCAAACACTTCTCTCGTGTAAGGGGTTGTAACCAAGTCAGGATTAACCTGTCCCAAGAAGTCTCTGGTAGGGGTCAGAGGGTATGTAAAGGTAGCAGCAACGTCACCCAGAGACCTAGCAAGACCAAGGGTCACTCTGCCTTCATCGTAACTCTTCCCAATCTCCACAAGCAACGGTGCAGAGATACCAAGATCAGTCTGACCAATAGAGATGTCCATCATGGTGCTGAGAACTTTATCTGTAGGCAGATCATTCTTCCAACGATAATAAAGATCACCCAGATACAGGTTCATCAACCAAGGACCAGCAGTACGGCTCAGATCGACAACACCAGTATCTGTCTGCATCTTATCGTAGTCAACAGTACCATCTGTGGATGCAGCAGTGTATGCACCCAGCATGAAGAGAGAGGCACCTGTCATTTGTCTTGCAAAACGATCCTGACCTGTCTTGTTGAAATCACCAAACACAGTATCATCGTATCTGTTCAAACCACCAGTAACGATACCAATGGGGGTATAGTCATTGATGTGTTCAAGATGGTTGGCGATGTATCTTGGGAAGGGGATACCTGCACCTGCAGAGACGACGAAAGGAAGCTTGTGGTGAGCATCAATGACACTCTGAGCTACCGTACCAAATGCAGACTTGTCACCCCTGTAAGAGCGTTGGAAAGTGAACCTGCGGGCATCATCAGTGGCCTTGGCCAAGACACCTTCTGGGAGATTGTCCAGAGGGAGCTTCTTGTCTAGGAACTCCCCAAGGTTCAGACCCAGAGCAGGATCAGCAAGTTCCTGCAACTGTCTGTCTACACTGGAATAGAGAGTAGCCTGCTTGAACACAGAGTCGATAGTGGAGTTAAGGATGTTGACACCACGGCTCACACCAGCCATACGAGAGGTGCTTTCAGAGGCCACTTCTGCACGAGATGCTTCATAGAACAGTTGAGAATATTGCTCTGGTTGTTCTTCCAAGAACACTTCTCTGAACAGTCTAGCATCCTCTTTGTTCCAAGACAGACCCTTGATCGTGGAGAGAGTGCCACCAAGCCAACGACGTTGAACAGTATCACCAGCCTGCTTCCCAAGAGTCACATTGGCCACGTTCTTCCAGAATTGGTCGGACATGTCGATGATGAGGTTACCTGTGGAGGTGATGGTGTTTGCCGCAGTGGTACCAAGCTGAGATGTCATAAAGGCAATACGGATAGCGTCCGCATCCTGCAGTGCACGGTAGACAGGGTTACCCTTACCCTTATATACGCTTGCAGCAGCCTTACGAAGTTCAGCATCAGCCAGAGTTTCAAGACCATTCTCAGCCAAGAAATCTAGATCGCTTGTCGTCGCCTCTACACCCTTCTTAGCAGTCTCTTTCGCAGCCTTACGACCCTGAGACTTGCTGATGTAGCTTGCCTCTGCCAAGGTCTTACCAGCCTGAGAGAGATCAGCCAAGAAGATGTAAGAGGTCTGTTCTTTTGTTAGGTTGTACTTGTCACGCAGGGAGCTAAGATACCCACTGTCAATCCTACCCTCTCTGATACCCCTTGCAACGGCAGAAGAGATACGCTCATTAGGGTTGACGTTCAGGTTCTCAGAAATCTCAATGGTAGCAGCAGTGATGCTTCTCAGGGTGTCTATGGAGAGGTTAGCAGTAACAAGCCTGTCAACGCTCCCAGAGAGGACTTCTTTCTTGAGCAGGTTACCTTTCTCGACCAATTTAGGATCAAGAGGATCAAGCTGCACACCATCAAAACGTGCCTGCAAGTTCAGGGCAGCGGTTACAGCACGATCAGCAGCACTAGAGGCTTTGTCTGGGCTTACCGCAGAGAGGGTCTCTTTTGCAGCCTCATTACCTGCTTGCTTCCTTACTGTAGCAGAGGCATCCCGCGAGATAATCCTGTCCACAACAGCACGTTGGGTCTTTGTATCCAGAGCACGTACACCAGAACCGAGAGCACCACCAATAGTGGCGGAAATAACACCATCACGCAGCAAGTCTCCAGTGGTGTACTCAATCCCAGCGGCAACCTCACGTGTCTCCCCCTGCAGGCCAGCCTGACCAGCACCAAGAGCGCCTTCTACTACAGCGGATGTGACCCCACCCTTAATAGCTTGTCTACCGACTGTACCTACAACCTGATCTTTTACAGCACTGGTAGCAACACCCTTACGAACAAGGTCAGAAATGGTCTGACGCATTGCAAGCTGTGCAGCCTTACCAGATGCCTTCGTAGCAAGTTTAGAGCCAATGCCCCAACCAGCAGTGCCTACAGTAGCAAGGGTGCTGGGAGAGGTAGCAAAGGCAGACAGATAGTCCCATGCACCAGAGAGCTTCCCTGTGCCACCACCCTCGGCCCTATCATATGCCATCATCAACTTACCAAAGGATTCCAGTTCCTCGGAAGGGATGTCTTCTTGTTGTACATAGTTGTAGTCTTTGAGGGCAGTGAGTTCGTTAGTGTCTTGCCATCGCATGTGTTCGACAAACTTCTCTGTCAAACCCTCTGCCCCAAGCTCCTTCATCTCCTCAGCAGTCATCCCATAGCGAGAGCCACGGAAGAACCTTACAAGGTCTCTTTGAAACTCTGGGTTACTGGTAAAATCAGTAAGGTACTTGCCGTCCACTTCTTCGAGGTAGCTGCCCATTATTTGATTCTCTTTTTCTCTTCTTCTTCGATGATACTAAAGTAGGAGTCACCAAGATCATCCCCAGCTTGCTCTACTTGCTGACCCGCAGGTTCTGGAATCTCCACCACAGGGGTAGGCACATATTTCGTAGCAAAGGTCACAGGGTCCAGCATAACGGCATCGAAGTTGGTCACTAGGTCTTTTGCACCAGCAGTCTTAGCGGTAGTTACTGCAGTCTGGATATTTTTTGCGACAGTTGCTGCTGCATCTGTAGGAGTAAAACTTCTGGTGGGACCAAAAGCCATGTCTCTTGCACGTTCTTCTGCCAGACTGAACAACTCTGCAACACTCCTATCTGCATTCTGAGAGATGGTAACTTCACCTGTTTCAGGGTTCTGAATGAAAGAGTCTGTGAAGAAAGGTTGAAGTTTTCTTGCAATCTCGGAACCGATGTTCTTGGTCTCAGTCTCTTCTGCACCAGATGCGTAGCTGAAGTCCAACCTAAATGGGGCGATACCAGTTGCAGTGTCTGTGTCGTAGAGTTTCCGACTGACTTCATCTAGTTGCTCAGACGAAGTAGCCCCGTAGATGGCTTCCACCATGGCAAGAGTTGATTGCGCAGGGTCTGCAACATCTCTCTCAGTAGAGACACCAAGTACCATTGCCTTGGAGATTGCATCGCCACCCACTTCTTTCAGCTTGCTAGAGACAAAGGTGTTGAGGTCTTTTACAAACTCGGGATCAACTTTCTTGTTCTTCTCATACTGGTCAAGGAAAAATCCCAACTGTCCACTCTGTTGTAATGCTGTGGCAGTATCTTTTGTGACACCGAGGCCAACAGCCAGAGCAACTTGAGCCTTTTGAGCCTTCTTCTCTTTTTCCGACTCAGTCAAAAACCCAATCAAGGTGTCCTTACGACGCTCCAAGATTTCCAAATTGAAGAGTTCTCTGGCCTCTTTACGGGTTGCTTCCTTTTCTTTACGAACCTCTTCAAGCTCCTGCTCACGCATCTTACGTTCTTTGATATTCAGATGTGCCTGATAGATACCTTGCCAAACACCCATTAGATGTCCTCCCGAGCCATGAACCCTTTACGTGGGGTTGTCTTTTCTTTTGGAGTTTCGGGGATTTCCATAGACTCTTTTGCAACTGTCTTAGGGCTTCTCCCACCAAGCTCTTCAAATTCTTTAGATGTCAGGCCAACAACCCTAGCCTTACGGTAATTTTCTTCTGCAACCTTGTCTTCAAACCCATCATCTGCCTCAATGCCTGCAGCCGCAGCAGCTTGCTTAATAAACTCGTGTATGACAGGGGCAATAATAAGTGCGACATCAATAGAGTGCATACCCTGTGCAACGGCACCACGAAGACGCCCTTGCACCACAGTCTTAATATCAAGTCCATCAAGCTCAAGCAGATCAAGAGCTATACGAAGTCTCTTGGGATCAGACATCTTTGTCAGGTGCATTTGAAGGGCTGCTTCTGGGTCAGAAATCTCTGGTGGCCGTTCCCAAGGGAAGCCTTTAGGTTCTGTCGTCAGGGATTGGCCGGGGATAGGTCCGCTAAGTGATTGCATTATACGCCACCAGAAATTTTGTTGAAGGTTCTCATCCAGTTATTTTGATACTCGGCAGGGGTCAGATAATTGTTGACTGCAAGAGCCTTTTCACTCATTTCCCCACGAGCATTGCCAGTATACCACACAACAGGGACTTTTGTAATATCGTTGTTGTTCTCTGCCAGAATATCTTTGACATAGGCTGCGGCTACAAGGTCTTGGACCTCAGGGGGAGCTTCTTTAGCTGACTTGTATTCTGTACCGATCCCATACTTACTAGTCACGGCTCTCCAAGTATCGTCGATAAACTGATATCCACCTGAGGCAGAACCTTTTTCATTCTGAACACGATAGTCACCACTGGACTCTCTGGTCTTGATTGTTTCAAGGATCAGTCGAACATTTTCATCAGTAACTTCCGTAGTGATTTCACTCAGAAGTGGCGCATCTTTCCAGTTCTCAGGATTCCTCATAGGGAAAGGAGAGCTTTTTGGCACATCAAGATAAGATTGAATATCCTCTGCCCTTTTCTTTTTCTCTTCCATGACACTTGAAAAAAGGTCTTGAGTATCTGTAAAATATCTGGCAATCAGCGCGTCATAACCCTCATATACATCGCCAGCAGTGACAACATCTCTGGTAGCCAAGCCACGAGTTCCAGACCTCCCTACAGAAGCCATACTACGGATTTCCTCTGCTTTGTTTGCAACATTGAAATAGTTCTGCGTGTAGTCCATGTTTTAATTCCTTTTAGCCGGTAATCCAGTCCCAAAGAAGGGCCGTCCTAGCTTCTTTTTCTTTTTGGTTCTCTTCCCACTTAGTTAGTGCATCTTTCTTATCTGCAAGGAGGACTTCCAAAGCTCTGTCCTCTTCCCTCTCAAGAGAGTTCCAAGCATACGACAGCACATCTCTTTCCCTTTGCCAAATTTCATCCATAGCCTTTGCAGTCATACCATTCATGCTTTTTGCAAATTCAAGATTAGATTCGTTCTGTGCAGCAGTGTTAGTGGTAACAATCTCTTGTCTCCACTTGGCATTGGCCTGTGCGATAATCAAAGAGTTTGAAGCGTTGAACTGTTTTCTCTGGGCTTCAAGCTGAGCGTTAAAACGAGAGGTGGCATTCTTCTCCCCAGCATTGAACTGGGCCATAGCATTCTTCTGTTCTGAATTGAACATAGACACACGAGAACCAAGGTCAGCAAAGAACTGGTCAGTCTGGTTCTTACTGGCAGCATTGAACTGACGGGCAGCATTGATAGCAGCCTGATCTGTAAAGAGAGCCTGAACATTCGACTGAGCACGGAACATTGTCGCCTGCTGTCTGTTGTCCAAGTTAGCCATGTCCATCTGCAAGAAAGCCTGAGCGTTCTGCACTGCAGCCTGTTGACGATTGCTCAAGTTTGCCATATCAAGGTTTGCAAGTGCAGCAGCCTTAGCCATAACCATACCCTGACGAGCATCAAGGTTGGCAAGGTTCATTGTATTTACTGCACGGCTATTCTCCAGAGCGATATTCTGTTCTGCAGTAAAGTTCATGTTAGCGATGTCAGAAATCTTTGCTGCGTTTAGAACTCTTGTCTGGAAAGCCTGATCGAAGTCCATCTGCAAGAAAGCAGCACGTTGCTGAGCGGCAAAGAGAGCAGTCTGTTGTCTGTTGGAGAGGTTCTGGGATTCAAACTGAGCAAAGGTAGAGGCATCAGCCTGAGCAATAGGGAGTGCAGATTCCATAGCAGCCTGAATAACTGCCTGACCAGCAAGTGAGGATGCACCAAGACCTCTCTGGGATAGCATGGCCTGAGCATTACGCATAGCACCAGCAGCCCAAGCAGGTGTATTACCACCCTCGAACTGAGTCATCAGACCTTCAAGCTGGCCCTGAACTGTAGCCTTTTCTGAGGGTGTGGCTGTAGCTGCCTTGACGTTTTTCATCAGCTTATTGACTTTGGCAGCATCAACGGCACTACCAGAGACTAGCTCTCCCCTTTCAAGCTCCCTCTGAACAGGGTTGTCCATAAGGAAAGCTTCCCCTTGAGCAGCTTCCATGCCAGAGATAGAACTTGTAGTCTGTTGTGCCGCTGTTACTTGAGCGCCCTTAGAGACTGTACCCTGCTCTCCTTTAACACCCTTGACAGCCTTAGAGACATCATCCGCGACAGTATCCGCAGTCATGGTAGCAGGAGCAGTAACTTTAGGTGCAGCAGCAGTAGTGGTATCAGCAGTAACAGCAGTGGTAGCAACTGTAGGCGTGGTCACCTGTCCTGTACCAGCAGCAATAATGGTTCCGGGAGTCTCAGTAACCTTAGCTACCTCTGCCTCTTCAATTAGACTGGCTGGGTTTTGGATAGCTGCTTCTGCAAGCTGTGTTCCGGGGTTTTTAGTGGTACCACCTGTAGCCATACCAGCAGTATTCACACTAGTACGTTTCTGCAGAGCACGAGAGAACTTACCCATACGAGCAGCTACACCCGGACTAGATTGAATGAAAGCCTCCATGGCTGGACCTTCTGCGGGACCAGTGTAACCCATCTTAGAGAGTAGGCTATATTTTTGATTAGTATCGAAATCCACAGAGGCTCTCCAGTTTATTCGTCTATATTATTACAAGCTTTGCAGTTTTGCAAGTACTATTTTACCCAAGCAACTTAGCTAGGGTTTTAGGTCCAGCCACACCATCAGCGGTCAATCCGTTAGCAGTCTGCCACTTCTTCAGAGCAGCTTCAGTTCCCGGACCAAAGTCACCGTCAGCAGTGAGACCAAGCTTGGCTTGCATCTTCTTTACCATGTCACCCTTCGAACCACGACGCAGAGCTTGAGTCACTGCATCAGTAATCTGGGAATTGATGGAGACTTCAATCTTACCACCAAGAGCAGCCATTGCCTTAGCGTAACGAGCCTGACGGTCAGCCAAACCAATGTCACCACCATTAATGATTTTGGTCAGTCTTGTCACGTCGCCAGTGTCAGCAACCTCATTCAGATTGCGGCTGTTCCAGAACCACAAAGCACTCTCCAGAGCACCCTTCTTGGTCAACAGGTAAGCAGCAGCTTCTTCAGCAGTCATGCCAACAGTCTTGCCGAAGGCAGTCGTATTTGCACGGCCAGTAACTTGCTTCAGACCTTTTCCAGAAAATAACCACCCGTCACCATCCTTTAGATTACCTAAAGCACCAGCCTTTGAGCGATTTTTATCCATGTAAACGTAGTTGGCAATTTTCTCAGGCTTACCTGCATACTCAGCGGCATTCTCTTTGCCGGGACCAAAGTACCTCGGGAACACCTTGAGCAGGGTGGCTTCTTTGTAGTTCAGGTTCTCTTGTAGTACCCGGAAGTCCATGCTCTCGTGAGCACACTGAGAAATGAAACCTGCAATTCTCTTGTCGGTCGTAATGTTGTACTTAGGCAACATCTCGTTCAGGGCAGCACACCACTCTGCAACTTCTTTATTGGTGGGGATCATTACGGCCAGTTGGGCCTCTGTCAGTAGGCTCATTTACTCTTTGCTCTCTTAGCTGGTGCCTTCTTTGTGATTGCACCCAACACAGCTTCCTTAGTCATATCTTTGCCCATATCACCAAGCAAGTCTGTCGGGTTACCAGTGACAGCAGCCTTGATGATATTCTCTACCGGATCAGGCAGGTCCACCTTGTCCAGCACAGCATCAACTACTTTTTCTTTCGCCTTACGGCCAATAAGCATTCCAATTATTCTGGTAATCATTCGCTCGACTCCTCTTTCTCTTCGTTCTTTTTACGGTTATTGCCTGCAGCCATCACACCACCCAAAGCACCAGTAATAAAGCTGGCAATGGGGGTAAGGATGGAAAACAGTGCACGGTCATTTTCAGAGCTTTCGCCCAAAGGTTGGGTAACAAAAACCAAGCTGTACAAGATGATAAAGATGCTTCCACCCAGAATCAGGGTCAAGGATACCCCAATAAAGTAGCGCAGTTTGGCTTCCAGAAAATCTGGATCAGTTTTACTCATGGCGCAGCCCCTCCAGTCAAATCAGTAGCGCAGTTTTTTGTACGTAGGCAAACAGGTGGATTGCATTCTAGTGCTGCCCAATTCTCTGGGTCTTGACAGGGGTAGCGATAGAAGCCATCTCCACTAAAGTAAAACACTAATCCGATAGCCAAAGCAAAAAAAGGCCACACCCAATGTTCTAGTACCATCACCATCTCCCTAAGTAGCGGCCCCACAGATACAGGCCAACACTGCATACAGCCACTGTCACTAAGATGATGCCTAACCAAAGTAAAAACTCTGTGATAGACTCAATGATCTCGCGGCGGCGATACACTTGCTCTCTCTGTTGCTCTCTTACTCTACGCTCAATTGCTTGAAACTCCAACCAAGCGTCATTGCCATACGTGTAGCTGATGAGTTGGCGCAGTTCCTTACGCTGTTGTTCACACTGCTTCTGAGCGGCGAAAATATCAATAGCACTCTTCTGAAGTCCACCACCAAACAGTGTCTTAAATACACCCGGAGGTTCATTTGCTTTCTCAGCAGCATAGGCAATATCTGAGACTGCTTTTCCCCACTCTGAGAGTTGAGATGCCATGTCTTGGATTTCACGACCAGCCGCAATGCCTTGTTTTAGTAGACTAAAGGCTTTACCCCCAACACTGATGGCCATGCTGATCGAAACTGGGTCAAACATCTAAAAGCTCCAGAAGGGTGGGCAGAGAGATTGCGGGTGTATTGCCAAGGCCACATCCATAGTGTATCTGCAAACCTTGACAAATGTGTTGGTGTCGTTGATCCAGATGTGCGTATAGCCTACCCAGATCAGGGGGAGCTTCATTTCCGTAGTGCCTGTTCAATATTATCTAACTTAGACATAACAGTTTTGAAGTTTTCCCGCATCTCTTTGAACTCCCTGTCGTAAGCCTCTTTGTTAGCCTCATGCACAGCAGAAAGAACTGCCAGCTTTGTAGCATGATCCTGTTGAGTTCGATAGATCAAGAATACAAAGCCAGCAACGGGAGCTACAATCCACTGCATGATGGTGTTTAAAACTTCCATGGCTCACTCCCTCAGCCTTATTGACAGGTTATTCTTGTGCCAGCGAGGCAGTAAGCATGTTGACGAAGGCATCACGGCCAACCTGAAGCTGGTCAAGGTTAAACCGTGTCGAACCGATCTTGCGGTCTAAGTCAGCGATGTGGTTGATAAGCATCTTCTGCTCGTCCGTCAGTTGATCCTCGGTGTAGTCTTTGTCGTTGATCGTGATGACGTTTGGTTTTTTCTCGGCCATCGTGATCCTCCTTTCTTTAAGGGTTGCGGGGGGTTAGGGGTTTAGGGGTTAGCCACAGTAAAGTACGCAAGTCACCAAAAATGACCCGTCGTCATAAGTCACTTGCTTGATCGTGCTTGTGATCTTAGCGACTGTTTTTGTGCGGATAATATCATCGTCTTGGACCACCGCACATCCATTGCCATCAGCCTCTACTAGGTCTCCAATTTGAGGCTCTTGACCAGCCGCCATACGGATAACATAGTTGCCGACCGCACCCACAAGCATATCGTTATAAACGCCACCGTCATTGGTTTCGTCGGCCCCCCAACTAACAAACACACCAAAGACTGCTTTAGAGCCAGCAGTATTGTTGACCTTTACTTTGAGGTGCTTGTTGAACGAATAAGGCTCTTCACGTTCATTTTGAATAATACCTGTGTATTCTTGACCTTCGTACTCAACCGTTGCGCTAGAACCTACTGCGCCATTGCCGTTATAGCAAACACGCTTTTGGATCGTTTGCATGGTGTCTTCTTCGTGAACATCAATCACGACCACTTTGTAATCAAGCAACTCGTTAATCGTGTCAATCACCGTGCCAATCTTAATGTCTGGCCTAGACCAGTCTGCAAGCACACCAAAGTGAGAGCCTAAGAATGGCCCATAAGAGACGGTCGTGCCGGAGACCGAAATGGTGCCTTCGACGGTGCCAGCCTGCCGAAGGCTGATAAGAACACCGTCATCGTTTTGTCTGTTTACAAGTACACCATATCCAGCGCCAGTGCCAACAACCGCAGCCGTAAGGCCGTCATGGGTAGCAAAAAAGCCCAAAGATGTGCCACTTCCTGATGTCTTGCCGACAAGAAGATCACCTGCACTGTCGATACGGGCGTGTTCAGATGTACCATTATAAAACAACAGGTTTGCGCCGCTCACGGCCTGAACAATCGGATCAGTGCCAGTGTAAGTAAGAGCACCTCTGGCGTTTGTATCACCCCAGCTTATGGGTGCGCTACCATTTCCAAAGAACCGCGAAGTCCCAGAAACCTCCAGCTTCGCACCGGGAGAAGCCGTCCCAATCCCCACGTTGCCTGCGCTGTCGATACGCATACGTTCTACTGCATGAGTGCTGGCAGTATCATTGCTTGTACCAAAAAGCATGGAGTAGTCTGGAGAGGTGTCTTCCCCAACCAACGCAATGTACCCTTTAACACCTGCACCCGGAGTACTTGAGTCTGAGCCAAAAAACTCAATGCCACCAGTTGTTTGTCCAAACTGCTCAGAGGTATCAGTGTTGGTAATACGCAGAATGTTGTTACCCGCAGGTGAACCGTAGAGTGTTGTACTGGAAACCGTCTGGGTATTGTTGACGGTGTAGGTGCCAGTACCACCAGTGCCAGTCCCTAGAGCAGTAATGTAAGTGTTCCACTCAACACCCGTACCGTGGATGCGATCATTAACAGCAAGAGAACCAGAAATTACTGCGGTAACAGTCATAGTGGTACCAGAAATAGACGCAGTAACACTGGATGTAGTAGTATTGTTTCCAGAAATCTCAAGCTCAGTCTGAGGACTACTCGTACCAATCCCCACGTTGCCCGAAGAGTCGATACGCATACGTTCAGTAGCAGCAGTCTCGAAAGCGAGAGTGCTTACGGCGCGAACTTCAAGCTCATTGCCAACGGTGTTCAACCCGTGTTCAGCAACGCTCCCACCTGTCGTGGCGTCATCAATCAGAGTGAGCGTAGCGCCAGCGTCTGTGCTTTCAAAAAGACCAACAAGGTTTGCTGCACCAGAGTTGACGTGCAGTTCAGCTAAAGGCGAACTCGTCCCAATCCCCACGTTGCCCGAGCTGTCGATGCGGAGGCGTTCTGCTGTGGCAGTATTATCGTAAATTGCAAAAGCATCAGATGCTGCAATATTATAAAGAAGCCATTTATTTGTCGTCCCTTCGGCAATCCTAAAGCCACCATCTTGACCTGTCGCAGAACTAACTCGGATATAATTTTCTCCGCTTGCTGTCTGAACATCTAACTTGAAGGCAGGACTACTCGTCCCAATCCCCAAATTCCCACTCGCATCCAGCGTCATAGCCTGCGTGAAGGTGATCGCGTTGCCTGCGGTGCCGGAGGGGGCGGTGAACCATTGGTGTTGGCCCGCCTCGCCAGCATAACGTGTCGCCAACTTGCTGCTCTGCGTGTATTTCCAACCGCTTGCGAATACAGCGTTTGAGGTCACATAGATTGCGGCATCAGCGGGATATCCAGTAACAGCATTGCCGACAGCCCCCACTTCAATATGCTTCAAAGAGCCAGCACTCGGCGTAACCCCCAAACCGAGGTTGCCTGATGCGTCGATACGCATACGTTCTGCGGCGTTAACCGCAACAGCAAGAAAATCAGACGCATGGTCATACCGAAGGTACCCAACATTAGCGTCAGCTGAGTCACCAAGATAAACGTAGCTGTTTGCGGTGGTCCCCCCAATCTGGACGCGGAGGAAGCTGTCGTCTGTACTTGCAGTCCCTGTTGAGAGAACCCTAATGCTTGGGTCGGTGGCCGCTTGGACATCCAGTGCGTAGGTCGGAGAAGTCGTCCCAATCCCCACAAGGCCCGCAGAGGTAACCCGAAGCCGTTCATCCCCAGCCGTCTCCACCGTCACGGTATCAGCCGCAGGGAAACGAATGGCGGTGTTGGTGTCGCCAGTGTGAATAATCTTGTCAGCAATACTAACATCACTCGAAGCGGTGAGAATACCAGAGATAGTAGCAGCACCAGTAACATCCAGAGCCACGCTGGGGGAAGCATTGTTGATACCCACACGATCATTGACTGCATCAACAAACAAAGTGTCTGTATCTACCGCCACGTCACCATCACCATCAATCTCCATACGAGTAGCAACAGCACCAGAACTAGCAGTCTGGAAGAGCAGAGAGGTTTTATTTACTGCAGCGTCAAAAGTGTCCCCAGCCACAGCCTTGATGGTCGCAGCAACAACAATGGCATCACCACCACCAGAGACATTAGGTGCTTGGAAGTCAATCTCACCGAGGGTCTCACCAGAAGTGATTGCAGTATCATCTCTCTGCAGAGTAAGAACACCACCAGTCGAGGTAATAATAGTGGCAGCATCAGCAACAAGAGCATCAATGTTTGCGGTACCATCAATATACAAGTCCTTCCACTCAGACCCAGAAGCACCCAGATCGTAAGTATTGTCAGCAGAAGGGATCAAGTTAGAGGCAACATCTGCAGTGATAGTAACAGTGTCTGTAGCAGCATTACCAAGAGTGGTGTTACCAGTGACAGTCAGATCACCATTGATTTCTGCACCACCAACAACGTCAAGGGTGGCCGAAGGAGTTGCTGTACCAATACCAACACTGCCATCAGCAAGGACACGGACCTTTTCAGTGTTGTCAATGTTCAGAATGATAGCACTATCAGCAACAGCATTACCCGTGTCTGCAGAGATAGACAGAGAACCAGTTGCGCTATTGGTATTGATCGTAGCAGAGTGAGGGTTGTCTGTATCTGTCAGGGTGATGATGGGTGTAGCAGAAGAGATGTGGAGGGTCGTGCTGGGAGAAGCAGTACCAACACCTACTCTGTTATTCGTAGCATCAACGACGAGAGTGGTAGTATCTACCGTCAGGTTGGCAGCGATGGTTGCACTCTCATCGACAGTCAGGGTGTCCACCTTGGCAGTACCATCAAGGAAGAGGTCTTTGAACTCCAGAGTAGAAGTACCAAGATCAACCGTATTGTCAGTCTTGGGACGGATCACCGAGGTTGTGATGACAATATCTTGAGCGGGTCCAAGTGCCTTGATGGGTGCACCTCCACCAACCGTACCATCATGGTCATGGCCAGTCGTAACATCGTAGGCTGCTTGAATAGCGTCGAACTCACCATCCAAGTCGGCGGCATTGATTACGTTGCCATTGGCGATGTTGTTCGTTGTGTCGTTGCGAGTGTAGCCTGTTGCCATTTTACTGCCTGTCGTTGTTAAGATACTCTATGGTGATTGCATCCAGAGAGAAGGGTGGTGTGATGCTTTCGAAAGCAAACTGAAGACTGATAGTGAGTCCAGAACCAATCATTTGAGAAGTGAAAGAGTAAGTAAGTTTTCCGCCGTAAGTAGATGTACCGTACACAGCAGTTCCGTAGAAGAAGGGGCTGTCTGTTGTGTTTTCCAAATTAATGGGGGGTGGTTGAATCGTACTAGTCTGGTCGAAGTTTAGCTTTGGAGATACTGCACCTGAGATAGAACCTTCTGGGTTGACGTATGTTGTCAGTTTGTAGAAAGTCTTACGTATTCTGGGATCAGTCAGCGGTAGGTGTGGGGTGAAGTACTGAGCACGAATAGCCTCACCATCAAAGTTGTTGCCAGACTCCATCCTGTACACATAGCCATCTCTGTTCGCAAACAAGATTGTCTCAGAGGCATCTGCAGCGGAATAAATACTGTCTGCAACGTAGGCCAAGATACCATTGACTTCAGCCCAAGCCATTCCTTGTGCAGTCTGGTCTGCAAACTGTGTAGCAAGAACTCCAAGAGAAGTCTCAGGTGTTTTGCTTGCAGCATACCCAAACATTCTGTACTGATTTTTACCACGAATCACACAGGAAGTAAAGCTGGTATTTCCAGAGATCAAATTTTCTACTTCAGACTGAATAGGACGAGAAGCCACAGCAAGACCAAAGTCACCAATACGGTCTGTAGCACTCAGAAGCCTCACACCATCAGGGCCAAGGAAAGCAATGTCTCCACCGACTTCTTGGATTGTATCTACTCTAACACAACCAATATCCAGTGAGATAGGCTGCAACTGGAAGTCTGCGATAGTGTTACCAGTCAGTCTATGGATTTGGTTGGTACTAAAAATAATCAGTTGCTCTCTGAAAACAATCAGACCAGTAATTACGTGCGGCGTGGTAATGAGTCCAGCACCCAGAGCGACAGAAAATTCCGTATCCGTGTAGGGGGAAGTAAATACGAGGGAGTTACCGTTTGCAAAAAAGAGTTGGTTCTTAAACTCAGCAACATGAGTAGCACCAAGAATCTCTGCAGGTGCACCAGTAAGAACTGTAAAGGTGGTTCCATCATACTTGAATGGGTAATTAGCGCCATCAACACCAACAATAGTAGAAGTCCCAGTAAAAGAATAACGCTCAAACCGCAGCTTGCCACCAAGAGACCTGTCTGCACTCCGAAAGGTAATTGCAGCGTTGTTTGCAGGGGAGGATGCCAGTGCGGGAGTAATGGTAAGAGTAGCACCACCAGAAGTCACAGTGACACTGCTTGTAATGGCGTAGACTTTTTCAATGCCTGCTATAGTAAAGGTATCACCCTGTTGGGGTACCCCAGTAAGACCATCAACGACAAGACTTGTACCTGTCTGGCTCCCACCATTGACAAGGACAGTGCCGTAGACAGGCTTATTGATCCTAATCCAACCAGTGCCGTCTGACTCCCAGATAGCCCCACCACGAGATACCAGAGCTTTCTGACGGTAGTATACAAGACCCTCTACCAAGTTCTGGTTATTGGAGAAGGTCACTGCTGCTTTGTCTGCAGGAGAGGATGCCAGCGAAGCACTCAGCGTCAGGGTAGCATTCTTAGAAGTACTATCGAACGAAACTGCAGAGATTGTGTAAGTACCAGTGACACCTGCAACAGCCACAACATCCCCTACAACGGGCGTCTCAAAGATGTTTGCGATAACGAGAGTTGTACCTGTCTGGCCGCTGCCCTGAACAAGAGGCTCACCGTAGGGTGGAATGAAGGCACTGTCAAATTTGTTGTAGCCCAGAATACGCTTGTAACCACCCTCAATGGACGGCTCAAAGTTAATCAAACGTCTGGCTGTTCCCGGAGCAGTAATGCCCTGTTGGAGAGGAGAAATGTTTGTGACAAGACCCCCCTTAATTTCGATAGGAAAAGTTTCCCATGCTGTCGGCATATTACCCAACCCGCATGTTGTTAGAGATGTTCCTGATGACGCGAGTATCCCTTACATAATCATAGCGATTGATGTAGAGAGTTCTCATATCCTTAATGCCTTCATCAAACTTCTGCAGGTGCAGAGTAGCATCCTGAGTGTTACCACGGAAAGTGTATGCGTAGTACATAGCTCCATCAACAATGATAGAACGGAACTGCTCTGGCAGCGTAGGGACATCTGTAGCGTTAATCAAGTCAACCGGGAGCCTGTAGTACTCATACACCAACTCATATGCGTAGTTTGGTGCAGGATGAACCCCAAATTTCTGGTCAGGCGTTCTGAACACTCTCTGAGGAAGACTTCTGATGGAGGTGTTCGTAGTGTTGTATTCGTCGTCCAGATAGTTTTCTAGATAGTCCTCGTAGGAAATGATACGAAGCTTCTGGGTAGTATTGCTGAAAGTGTCGTTACGCTTAATCCTAAAGGTATCAAAGTCAATCGTCTTTGCATCCTCTGGGTACGCATAGCGGACTGTACCGGGGATCAGAGTGTCTTCTTGCTCTACGTGATTAAAGGGCCACTCAAACTGATTCTGACCAACGTATCTGATTGCAGAGTTTATGGAATCTTTGGCAGCAGCATAGAATCCGCCAGCAGAAGCAAATTGGCTGGTTGACAACGTCACTTCATTGAGTCTTTGATTTACATCGTTTACAAGGCCAAGGAAATTGTAAGTTGACAAGTTATCTATCCTTCACAGAAATGGAGACAGTTCGTTCTGCTGTGCGACCCTGAGTGTCTGTCATTTGGCAGTAGAGCTTGTAAGTTTTGTTGTTGTCTCCCAGTCCCAGATAGATAGTAGAGACGGAAGAAGTGGTTGTCACAGAGACTGGCTGCAGCCCATTAACGACCGTGACAGGATTGAAGGTCACCTTGTTGCCGCTTGCATCATCAATGTACCACTGCACAGACTGGATGGTAGCAGGACTTCTGAGGAACCTAGACCAATCAATACTGTAGTCCAGAGTCTCATCAGGGTCTTTGTTTGGCCAACGGTAGCTCATTACTAGAATCTTTCCACTGCGCTTGCAGTTCGTTCGTCTGAGGTATCCTGTCTCTGCACTACAATCACCCTACTCTCTGCAGGAATGTAGATTGTGCGTGACATTATGCTTCCTCAGGTATTACGTTTGACTTAGGTATGTACACTGCGCGTTGACTGCTGTACGAATCTGCAAACTGTTGGAAATTAAATCTGACCCCATTTGGTGTTGTATTACCTGCACTTGAAGTCAACACTTGACTGGGGAGAACTTTGGTGGCTTTGCCTGTGGTTGTCACAGAACCAATGCTTTGTACCAGACTCAACCCAGCTACAGAAACTTTAAGTGCAGGTGTTACAGTACCAAGTTGTAGCAGTGCTTCAAGGCTACTCAGAGTAACAGATGCACCAGTACCACCCTCCGCTGTAAGCTCCCCAAGAGAGAAGGTTGAGGAGACACCAGTAACTTCTACTCTGTTGACACTCCTGACTGTGGACTCCCCTACAAAAGCCTCTATCCCTACCCCAGACAGTGTCGTGTCAGCGTCTGCAGTAAGAGAGAGTGTCCCACTAGAAACAGTCAGAAGGTTAGTTGCAAGTACAGTATTGGCTTTTGCAAAGGTTTGAACGGAGTCTACAGAAAAACTACTTGATACGCCTGTGACTTGTTTGGTAGGGCCTACAGAACCATACCGTGCAGAACCATACTGCCCAGTGTTATATATAGCATCCTCTGGGCCATATACGACAGTCATTACACAAGTCTAATAATCGCGGTATCTGCAGCGGCAGCAGGGAATTGAATGGTAAAGTCACCAGCCGTCGAGGTGACAGTGCCACCGAAGCTGAGAACTGCAATAGCTCTGTCTGACTTAGAAGAGTTGTAGATAAGAGCGCCGTTAGCAGAGATCGTAGCACTCAACCATGCAGTGTCACTGAAGTCTACAATGGCTGTGTTGGTGCTGAGAGAGATGCTTGCTCCAGACAGGGTGTTTCCACCTGCTGTGTAGTTAGTGCCAGAAGCCTCGTCAGAGTTACCTGTCAGGGTGCTGTAGTTGGTTGTACTAGCTCCATAGGTACCAGACTCAGAAGCCTTAATCAGGGCAATCTTGATAACATCTGTATCAAGGTCATGGATGCCACCAAGCGCCTCGGTTTTGAATGAATTACAAACAGCAGAAGTGATGGTCATCTTTTTCCCTCGAAAGTTAAGGGTGCCCCCTAGAGGACACCCTAATGTTTAATTATGCGAGAGTGTCGCGGTCAACTTCTGCAGCGGTCTTACGTGCATCAATGTCAATCAGAACAGCCCACACGCGAACCACACCCGAGGTCGGGGCAGTCGTAGCGGTAGCAATCGTCAGGTCAATGGTGTCAGCAGTGCCAACCACGATGGGCTGGAAAGCAGCAGCATTCTGAGCATAAGCGCCAGCAGCAGCAGCGTCAAGGTCGAAACCATCAACGAAGTTGTCAGCGTCAACGCCAGTGCCGAGGTCCAGAGTGTTGTCCGAGGACTCACCACCAGCAACGGTGATAACTTCCAGACCAGCGTTCAGGATCATGCTATTGGCCGGAACCGAGATAGCTTCGATCACGTCAGCAGCAGCCAGAGCCGAGCCTTTGGCAGTAGCAGCAGCGGCGAAGTCAACCAAGACTTCTTTGAAGTAGGGCATACGCCCAGCGGTGAAGCCATCAACAGACCCGCCCGCGAGAGTGGTAACAGTAGCCATTTAAGTGTCCTTTCCTATGGCGGTTAAGGGTACCCCACAGAGGGATACCCTAGGGTCTATATTAGGCGAGGTTGTAACGAGCAACCGTCAGAGCTTCCGGGCGCAGAATCTTACGACCGTACAGGTGCATACCACGCACGATGTCAGCGAACGAGTCCGGGTCACGGTAGGTTTCGGTCTTGTTGATCTGCTCAGCGGTAGCCACAGCCGAGTCATGACCAGCAACGATCACACCGTAGTTCGTGGACTGTGCACTGGAGTTACCAACGAAGGACGAACCAGTACCGACTTGCGGCAGGTTGTTCGACACGTAGACGCGGAAGCCGTTCCAGTTCGTCAGAACCAGACCGTTACGCAGAGCACCCGACTCGCCCTGATCTGCATTCAGGAAGCGCGAATCTTCGTCCATCAGGACTTCCATCATTACGGGGTCAATCACCAACCAACGGCCAGTCTTGTCCACGTTCTGCTGGTCGAGCAGACGGCCCATGCGGTTAATCAGCATGACGGGCGAGACGTGAGTGGTCGGGAGAGCACTAGCACCCGGAAGACGAGCAGCAACCGGGATCGAGTCCCCAACGCTACCAGCCGTGGTGATGTTGCCAAACGAAGGGCGCGAGAGCTTCATCGAAGCCAGCAGTTCGTCCGAGCCAGCCGTGGTGATAGCTTTGGTGCCATTCACAACGTCATTCACGGTACCAGCGTTGGTGTGCAGAGCGGCCTGCTTGTAGCCCGAGAGGTAGCCCAGAACTTCTTGGTCATGCTGGTCAGCCAAGCGGTAAGCCGCACGGTTGGTAGCAAGGTCCATGAAGTTGACGTGCGAGTGAGCTTCTTCGATGTCATCAACTTTGAAGGCGAAATAGTTGGCCTTGTCGATAACCAGCGAGAAGTCTTCGTCGTCGAGGTCTTGAGCTTGAATCTGGGTGCCACGTGCGTAGGACGAGACCGAGATTTCCGGTTCTTTGATGATACGGACGGTATCACCCTGAGCCGAGATTTCACCGAAGTAATCCGAGTTAGTGATGTCACCAACCACAGTTGCTTTACGGAGAGCGAGTTGAACTTTCTTCGAGTAGATGACCGAAGAAAAATTTCCATTAGGAAGCGAGCCGTAGCCCGGAGCAGTTTGAAAAGCCATGAGAAAATCCTCCTATGATATTTGGCTTTGATTAGAAGCGAAACATCTCTATAAGAGGCTGACGGGATTCTAGGGTGCATCGTCTATGAACTATAAGGATCAGTTACGGTTCAAAGAATATGGGCCTGTACTTAGTCAGGTAAGTCTTACTTGATGGTTAAGCTTTAAGGGAAAACAAATAGCCATGGGTGTCACTGAGAGGCCACAGCTATTTGAGGTAGTTATATGAAGAAGTCCTTACTTGTCAAGAACTATCTTGCACCGCCAGAGAGATCGTACACAAAATTACCCTTGCGGATAGCTTCCATGATCTTGTTCTCGTTCTTGGCGTATTCATCCATGTTCATCTTAGCAACACGGGATTCGTAAATCTTCTCACCGTCCTTATCAAAGTCCACATTGGCTTTGGTCTTGGTTTGGATGAGAGAGGCAGCTTCTTTGCTCTTCGCCTTGAGGGCCGAGGGGGTCAAACCCTTATCGACTTTGTATAGGTCAAGAACACGGATCACTGCACGGGCATCTTCTTCGTTCTCATAGAGAGCATCCTGAACCCACTTAGGTTGTTCTTCTGCCCAATTGTGGAACTCGTCAGACTTACGGAGAGCATCAAAGTCGGAGTGAGACACTCGGATAGCATCAAGGGCCTTGTTCCGCACAGCCTCAACAGACATCTTCTCGTATTCATCAAACTTGTTTTTGTACTGAGAGAGCTTTTCTTCTGCTTTCTTAGTTGCAATCGTCTCAACAATAGAGGCAACATCAGGGTACTTTCTTGCCCATGCTGCAATGTCTTCATCAGACTTAGGGGGCAAAATACGTGCACTGGGTGTCACAGAGTTCTTCAACTCCTCGAACTTTGCTTCCCACTCTTTTTCTTTTTCAGAGAGGTGTCTACGCAGATCACCATAGCGTTTCTTAAAAGACTTCTCTTCCGGGTCGTTAGGTTCAGGCTCAACCTCTTGGGTCTTGACCTCTACTTCTTCTTTAGGCTCTTCTTCTGGGGCCTTTGTTCTATTGATAAGCTCTTCAAGTTCTTTTTCTTCATTCTCAATACGTTTACGGTTACGGCTGCTGAATGAGGAATCAACGTAGACTTTAGTTACAGACATTCTTTATCCTTTATGTTGGGGCCAGCCTTGGCTGGGTAGCCTTATTATTTGTATAGCACAGTCTCAGTTAAGAGGCAAGACCTTTTTTACCGCGAGTAGTCTTTTCAGGTTTGGAGATGAGGCCACCCTCTGCACGACGAGTTGCATTTGACCCACCTTGACCGTAGCTGCCAGAAGTCCCAGTACCTACATTACCAGTACCACTACTCCCGCTGTAGCCGGGGGCATTCGGATTTCCGGGATTGTTGCCAGTGTTGGTTCCACCAGAGGTTCCCATGCTCAAACCTTTATCACTGGTAGACTTGGTATCAACTTTTCCAACAGAAGCACCAAAACCAACGCCTTTATCACCACCAGTACGAGTTACACCAACATTACTAGACGGGGTACTTGGACTGAAACCAAGTTTATTGCCTGAAGCTGTGGGTTTGTTGTCGGAGTCTTTCGAGGTACTCGTTGTTGGAGTCCCTGCAGGAGTTCCCGAGGGTGCTGATGAAGTTGTTGTAACTCCCGTACCCTTCAACTTGTCCTTAGCTGTAATTTTTTGATTGCCCGTTGCGACAAGTCCGGTCGAGTAAAGTGCATTTGCAACATTTGAATCAAGGCTGTTTGAGAGTGCATCAATATAACCTTGAATGGTATTTGCCTCTGTTGATCCGGGTTTTGTTTCTGATTTAGCTGCCTCCAAGGATGAGATCGCCCCCAGAGTATTGAAGTCACCAGTAATCTTCCCAAGCCCTGTCATACCAAACATTTTACCGAGGCCCGAAGCAGGTTGGCTGGCGTCCTTGTAAACGTTTGTTGCATAGCCAAGGGGATCAGAAGTGATTGCATCAAAGTTCTTTTCGGCCCAACCCATAGAACCTTCACCTGTCGTGGCAGTTTGATCTCTGTCCCTTCCTCTGTCATCACGTTCAGTCTTAACCTCAGGGGTACCAGTAGTAGTACCAGTCTCTGTTCCGGGTTTAGGTTGATCTGCAAGCTCTTTGGTCCAAGGAACAAAACCCTCTGGGATAATCCCGAGCGCAATACCGTTCAAGAAGTTCACAGTGCGCTCTTCTTTGGTCGTTGGATTGATGTAGCGTCTAGTCTCAATGACGGAGGAAGTGTCATTACCCAGAGTAAATTTAGTGCGATCAAATGGCTCCTCAACCACACCACCTTCTTGCATACCCATAGAGCCACCCATACCTGCAGGCATCTGGTACATGGTAGCTTGGTCTTGGTAGGGAGTAGGAGCAGGCTGCTCAATCATACCGCCGTAGGCCATACCCGTAGGCGCAGCCCCAGAGCCTCCTAGGGCCTCCATGAGCATCTGCTCTTCCTCAGGGGTAAGCTGCTCTTCTTGGCCTTCCATGGGCACTCCCTGAGCGTTTACGGGGGTACCACCGATACGACCGTCAGACTCCATCTCCATCATGCCCTGCTTAGCCTGAGCACGAAGGTCTTCGAAGAACCGCACACCGTAGTAGCGCAACACATCTGCAGGTACAACATACTCACCCTCAGAGAGTTGGGCAGGAATGTCATCTCGCACTTCCGAAGCCAAGGAACCCGGAGGGATTTCGTTACCAGTGACAGGCTCACGGTTCATTCCGTCATCAGCCATACCACCTTCTTGCATCAGTCTATTCATTTGGTCGTCCTCTACCATGCCACCTTGGGCAAATCTTAGGTCTGGTTCTGTAATTTTCTTGGGGTCAAACTCTGCACGTACATCTCTTAAGACTGCAGGAGAATCCTTAGGTCTATCCACAAGCATGATGTAGCTTATGCTTCCGGGGTCTTCTACATCATTAATATACGGAATATGAGTAAACCCTTCTCTTGCCAACTCTCTTCTAAAGGCTACGGCTGCAAGCTCCCTAGCATTTTTAGGTGGTTGTTTATCTTTGAAAAGCATGTCTTCATAAAAAGAAATGGCCTCCCCAATATCTGCCTCTGTTAAAGGTTTGTTACCGGGAGAAAAGATGTCCTCTGGTGCTTTTCCAAACATTCTTGCAAGATCGCCCTTCATAAGAGGATCAGTCGCCCTAGCACGAAGCTCCATTGTAAATCCTGTAGGGGTGTCGTCTTTACGGTAAGCTTGAAAGTTTCTTTCTGCAGCAGCCCTAGCTGTACCTACGTGGACACCTAGTAGGTCTTGAGCAGCCCTAACTGCACCACTAAAACTTTTCTGGAGGTCAAACTCTGTGAACTCTTGTGGAGACACTGAAGTGTGATACACAGTATCAAAAAAGCCAAGCTTTTCTGCCTTGGGGTCTGCTGCACGGGGTGCACTGCCTGTAGCTGCCCTCTCCCCTATAGGAGCTTTCTTTGGAAGTGGCTTTTCAGTCAAGAACGCAAGTTGAGGGTTTTCTTTTGTTGGTAGGTAGGAAGAGATGTCATTTAAGGTTTCTAGAAGTGCACTCCAATCAGCGCCTGCATACTTTGCAACAGGTACTAGAGTATTCTTTAGGTAATCACCGTACTTTGAATCTTCCCAGTGCGGTAAGTCTTCTGCAAGCTTTAAAAGTTCATCTTCTTTTAAGGAGGAAAAAATCTTACTTTTCTCGATGGCCGAGTCCCCAAGTGTTGTACCTTCTTTGTAAAGCCCGAGGTCTTCTGAGTTAGCCTTTTTAATCTTGGCGAGTCCCTCTTGGGGGGTAAGTTCCTCTCCTAGCATGTAGCCTATCTCAGATTTGAGAGACTCTACACTTGGTTTGTTTACTGGGATAAAATTTTCATCAAGAAGCTCAAAGTCTTCAGCGTTAATAATGTCTTCAACAGAAGAGAGTTTTGGCTGACCTGTTTTTGGCAGTCTTGCGACCTTAGCTACTGTCGTTGCACCCTTGGCGGCAGGGACCAAAGAGGAAGCAGTAATAGCATCACCAATGACAGCCTCTCGTGCTTTAGTGACCTGCTCCTCAGTAGCATCCTGATAGCCTACACCATACATCCGCTTGATTCTGCCATCAAGGCTTTCTGCACCAAGTCTGGATACACTGTCAGAGATTTCTGTAGCAATGTCTTTGGAGGTCTCAATGGGGCTAGTTACAAACTCTTTGGCACCCTCATAAGCACTGACTGCCATATTCTTGAGTGTACCAATTTCATCCTCGTTGAAGGATTTACCAAAGGCTTCCCCAAAGGATTCATACTCGTTGTCAAGACCAACAATGTTGTCAATCAAAAGGTCTGTGTAAGAAAGCCCTTTTTGCTTCGGTGCCTCTGACCTAGCTTTTAGAAAAGCATCTCTGCGGTTTGGAGCAGAAAAAGCACTGACTGTCTGATCGTCTTCAATCATTCTGCATTAACCTTGTCACGGAGTTTCATCAGGTTCTTCAAGGCTTGAATTTCTCCTTGAGTCCGGTAAATATCTACAGTGTCTGTGACCTGTTCAAGCTTCTTATAGCAGGCTTGGATTCTGTTGCCCAACTCTTGCTGAAAGTCTACCCAGAGTTCTTTGTTGTTGACGAAAGGCTTTAGGTTCACTGCTGGCCCTCACCAGTATTGGCTGCAAAACCCGGCTCACCCGGAGTAGGGACAGAACCAGTGCCCATGTTACCGCCACCAGAGCCTGTCGTATCCTGAGCCTGAACACCTGCAGGAGCAGCAGGAGGTTGTCCCGGTTGAGGTGCAGGGGGTTGAGTTGCTTGGAAGCTCTTGAGGATTTCAGCTTGAATGGCTGCACGTTGCATGGAGTTTGCAACCTTATCGGGATCAAGGTCCATAGACTTAGCAATCTCACGGACGATGTAATCCATACGAGCAAACGGAGCGAGGACAGGGTTCTGTACAACACCAAGGAACTGCATTAGACGCTGAGAACGAACTTCATTGGCCATCAGGGATTCAGTACCAGCAGCCTTGACTTCCAAGTCACCCTTGATCTCAGGATCAAAGTCAAACTGCATGTTGAAGCTGAACAGTGCTTTACCAAGAGGGGCAAGCAAATAGTCGTCAATGTTCTTGACCACAGTACGGATAGAACCGTTAGCGGCAGACATCAGCATGGAAATACCAGAGGCTGTACGACCAACGCCACTTACGCCAGTCTGGCCATGGGCAAACGACGGGAAGCCAGTAGATTCATCGGCCAATACTCTGGCTTTATCAAACATCTGCATGTTCTCGTTGGAGACGTTGGGGAACTTCGTGCCGAAGATAGCTTGACCCGGAGCGCCACCCTGACGCCGGAAGACTTTACCGGGGTACACACTCAGGTCTTGACCCGGAACAAGGTTTGTCTCGTCCACTTCAATAATCAAGTTACCGCTCAGAGCAGCATTGTCCACCGCCATACGCATGAACCCGTTCATCAGGGTCTGAGTGTCATCCATGTTCTCTGCAACACCAACGCCCCACATCGAATAGGGATTGATCTCATAGGGCACAACGTAGAATGGGATGATCGTGGGTGTGAAGGGGTTCATCACAAGACGAAGAACTCTGCCGTTGCAGACCCAGATATTGACTGAGACTTGAGACTTGTTCTTGAGTTCAGAAGGGATAGTTACGTTGTGGTTCTCAAGGATGTCTTTGTCCACATTGCCCCAGAACTCCAGAACCTCATAACGCTCTGTGTTGGGTTGTTGGGCATCATCTTCCATGACCTGCTCCCACCACTCTTTGATGTAGTTGGGGCCAGACTTGATTGCAGCTTCAATCTCATTCTTACGGAAGTAGGGACGGGTAGCAAGCTTACGGAGATCACTGCGAGACATCTTGTGACGCTCAATGGCAAACTCAGACTCTTCCATGTTGTTGGCATCTGGGTCCGGGTAGAAGTTCCAGATAGACACGTTGGAGACCATAGGGACAGTCTTCATCACCGGATCGTAAACACCAGCATCGTCCCAGCGAGGATACTCTTTATCGACTGCAAACGGACCCTTCATTACGCCAGTACCAAACAAAGCACACTCAAAGGCAGTAGACCGCAGGTGCTTAGAGGCATGAGACTCTTCAAGCTGGTCGTGGATTTTCTTTTCCATCTTCTTGGCTGCAATCATAGCAGGCTCGAAGGTAATCTGAGATGGAGTCATGCCGGGACCGGGACGAACTTCTTCAATAGGCTCAAGCTCTTTCTTGAGTCCACCAAGACGCTCACGGTAGTCCTGCATGGTCTCGCCGGGAAGCAGAGGCTCAATACCAGCAGCCTTCTCTGCCTTCTTCACTTCGTCGTTAGTTTCAATGTGGAC